CGTTCTGCAGTGTATGCGGTATTTTCGACAATGCGCTCGGCTTCATCCTTGTCATAGATACCAGCAAATCCGAAGGCCAGACGGGCACACTGAATCATGGCTTTATGACGTAACATCCGTTTGGGATGCGACTGCCACGGTCCGGTGATTTCTCTGCCTTCGCGGGTTTTGAATGGTTCGCGGCGGCATTCATCCATCCACTCGGTAACGCAGATCGGATGATTGCGGTCCTTGCGGTAAATCCGGCATGTGCAGGATTCATTGTCCTGCTCAAAGTCCATACCATCAAACTGCTGGTTTTCATTGATGATGCGGGACCAGCCATCAACGCCCACCACCGGAACGATGCCATTCTGCTTATCAGGAAAGGCGTAAATTTCTTTCGTCCATGGATTAAGGCCGTACTGGTTGGCAACGATCAGTAATGCGATGAACTGCGCATCGCTGGCATCACCTTTAAATGCCGTCTGGCGAAGAGTGGTGATCAGTTCCTGTGGGTCGACAGAATCCATGCCGACACGTTCAGCCAGCTTCCCTGCCAGCGTTGCGAGTGCTGTACTCATCCGTTTTATACCTCTGAATCAATATCAACCTGGTGGTGAGCAATGGTTTCAACCATGTACCGGATGTGTTCTGCCATGCGCTCCTGAAACTCAACATCGTCATCAAACGCACGGGTAATGGCTTTTTTGCTGGCCCCGTGGCGTTGCAAATGATCGATGCATAGCGATTCAAACAGGTGCTGGGGCAGGCCTTTTTCCATGTCGTCTGCCAGTTCTGCCTCTTTCTCTTCACGGGCGATCTGCTGGTAGTGACGCGCCCAGCTCTGAGCCTCAAGACGATCCTGAATGTAATAAGCGTTCATGGCTGAACTCCTGAAAATGGCTGTGAAAAAATCGCCCGCGGAATGCCAGGCTGATTCGGAAAACAGGAAAGGGGATTAGTGATTCAGACCGTTGCCGCGTCCGTCGAGAAAAACTTCCACGAGCAAGTCACGGGTATAAGTGCGCTCAATGCCGCGATGCAGATAAAGTCGTCCGCGTAAATTAGCTGATGCAGTCCAGGTACCATCTTTGCGTTTGACCAGCATTCCTGGCATGACCGCACCGCGATTAACGGTCTGCGTTCCGTAATGTTGATGAACCATAAAAACTCCTGCCCGTAAGCTGGGCTGCTGAACATATAAAGACTTCTGCGCGTATTCAGGCGGTGGATGGCCGCCGGTTGTCATAACTAAGCCGCCTCGTTGAAGCGACTAAGGTATGAAATGTTGAGTTGATTTCAGCTGGTCACACCGACGTTCACGCGTCCGTTTCATCCCTCGCACTCCCCGAAGCCTGCTGAAATTCAAGCTGCGGATCTAAGCGGTCATCGCAACGGTGAATCAGGTAGTTGCCGTATCGTTGTGTTGTTGCGATGAACTTATTTAAAACTATAGTTGTTTTATCGTCAACAACAAAAGTTGTTTTATTGGTTGTTTTAGATATAACTGGTTGTATTTAGGATGGATTTATTTTGTGACTTGAATCGCATAGCGATAACTGAAGCGAGGTTATGGTGGTTTTTTTAACGGTGTGTGTGATGAGGGGAGGGCAAAAGAAAACCCGGCACGGTGGCCGGGTAGCATCACTATTCGATTTTTTTAACCATGTAGTTACGTCGTGATGTTCCTAATCTTTCATTGTGAATCTCAGAAACGCTTACTACGAGCGATATTCGTTCACCAACTTTATATTTACTTTGAATTTCTCCTAACATATCAATCGGATAAGAAGCCTTTATTTTTCCAAGCTCGCTTGCAATCTCCAATTTCCCGTACATGGATAAAATAGCAAGTTCGCCTGATATATGCTCATCCGGTAGCTGAATGACCTTCGTTAAAGCTAAGCGAGCATTCAGTTTTTTTATATCTTCTGAAGAAATTGACACTTGTCTGGTACCATCACTTAAAGGTCCAATCCAAGTAAGATCAAAGTTAAGACTATATTTTTCGCACTCATTTATGATGTTTTTTAGGTTAGCTGTTGATTGCGAACCAATTTCGGCAATTTTAGCCGTGAATGTTTCTTCATCAATGGATGAGAGTAGTGCAAAAATCTCCTTAACAGCATGACTGGATACTGTTTCGATGAGCTCGCAAGAACCAGTAGAAAAAGTAACACCTAACTTCGTCGAACCTGGACGCAAGTCTGCCAATCTCATGTCTAATGATTTTTTAACATCAATCGGCACACGACTAGAATCTTTCCCAGATCCAAGTCGGTAAACTGCTTTCTGTACAAGGGATGCGAGATTACCTGAAATTACAGATAGAATATCTAACGGAATAGACCCGAAATCGACCAAAACACCTTTTAATCTCAACTCCATGAAATCACGTAAAGGATGTTGGTTATCGATTGCACGTTGTCTCTCTCGGAGATCGCTCAGATGGGAGTCAAGTGATCTAAATATAATGTCATCAGCAAATGATCTCCCCTTATTTTGAGCAAGCAGATCCACATCGCGTTGAATGAACGCAATTCGCTCCTTGAGGGAGTTGAATGTTTTTTCTTCGCTCATAACATTACCCTCACGAGGCCTTTAGGATTCTCCTTCCGATCAAAACCAAACCACCCTCTCCAGTAACTTCGCCTTTCACTATAATCGATTTCTGGATGATTTTCAGGCAGCAAAAGAACGTCAATGCTGTAGTTTTCTTTAATAAAATCTCTATTTAACAATGAGCTGACCAATGGCATCAGCGTGTTTGGCAAAGAGTTTAGGGCCAAATAATCGACGACCACGAGTATATCTATGTCATCAGGTTCAGGTTTCTCTGTAGTGAATGAACCATCGATCCACACTTCAGAGAAACATAGACACTGCTGATTAACAAGTTTAAATTGCTCAATAAGCTGTATAAAATTACAGTATAGCATACTTCTTCTAACGGATTTTGGGAAGGTGTCGACACAAAGAGACTTGATGCCATCACTATCCATATCATGAAATCCTGCTGTAAGAAGAGGTGGGAAGCTAGGCTTTTCCATCCTAAGTCCTTGTTTATGCCATATAGTGTTCTATTTAATATTCTTGAAAAGAGTGTGCCTTAAAAAGCTACAGGCTAATTATTAACCATGCTTCCTGTACGTCTGCGGCATGCTCCCAATAACCTTACCGAAGATGAACACCCGGTTCATCTCGTCTTTCTCGATCGGGTCCCACGGTGAGTAGCTTTTGTTATCAGAGATGACCAGCAGCTTATCCTTCATCATTTGCAGGCGCTTTACATGGGCTGTGTCGTCGTACAGAAACGCATAGATACCATCACCGTCGAAAGATTTAACTGTGATATCAACGAACAGCAGATCACCTGGTTCGATCGTTCCTGACATGCTGTCACCACGCACGTTAATGATGCGGATATTTTCCGCCTTCCTACCATCGAACATGTGACGAGCATCGTCAAACGAGTACTCAACCGAGCGTAGAACTTCTACAAACTCACGGTTGATGACTCCCGGCCCAGCACTGACTTCTATATCAAGAACGTCAATCTTGAAGTATTTGGAATGGCTGACAGTTGATTGTATTGGTTGCACTGTACTGTCTGACATATTTCCAACGCCAGAAGATAACCATTCTGCGCGCACACCCAAAGCGTTCGCGATCTCCACGATTTTAGTTGTTTGATTAGCTTTCCCTGTTTCGATTTTCTGAATAGCAGCCTGGCTAACCCCGACCAAATCCCCAAGCGCCTTTTGTGTAAGGCCTCGCGCTAATCTGGCTTCTTTAAGTCTTTCTGAGAGTGTTGTTTTCATAGTCCAAATGTACAACCAAGGTTTTATTCCATCAAACGAAAATGGTTGTTGACTAAAAACAACCATAGTTTTAATCTTGATTCAAATTAACCACGGAGGTTGTTATGAACCCAGCTATCAAAACAGCGATCAATATCGTTGGTTCACAAAAGAAACTGGGCGCTGCTTGCGAAGTTTCACAGCAGGCCGTCTATAAGTGGCTTCACAACAAAGCAAAGGTATCCCCTGAACATGTCGGCAGCATTGTTACGGCTACTGGTGGAGTAGTGAAGGCATACCAGATTCGCCCGGATCTTCCGAAGTTGTTTCCACACACCGAAAAGAACGCAGCTTAAATTTCCATTTCACGCTCTTTAACAATAAGCAATCAACTTAACAGTCAATTCAAACTAAAGGAGTCAATTATGCAACCACTTCCATACCAACAGACTAGCGGATTTAGCCCGACTGCGGTGATAAATCGTTCTCAAACAAAACAGGTGCCAGGCCACGAAAAAATCCGTGATGCCGTCCGCGCCTGGTCGGCTGTAGATAATCAGGATGTCGTTGCCACACTCATTGTGAATGAGTATCGGGAGCAGGGCGGCGGCACCATCGATTTCCCTGATGATGTCAGCCGTGCACGCCAGAAGCTGTTCCGCTTCCTCGATAACAAATTCGATTCTGAAAAATACCGAAATAACGTGCGTGAACTGACCCCGGCAATTCTGGCGGTACTACCGCTGGAATATCGCGGTTACCTGGTTGAGCAGGATAGCTTCATGGCTAGGTTGGCTGAAATGGAAAAGGAACTCAGTGAGGCAAAACAGGCTGTCATTCTCAACGCACCACGCCACCAGAAACTGAAGGAAATTAGTGAAGGTATTGTATCGATGTTTCGTGTGGACCCAGATCTGGCTGGTCCATTGATGGCGATGGTTACTACCATGCTGGGGGCGATATGACAGGTTCAGAAATGGCGAAAGCCGGTCTGCTGGAACAGAACCGACTTTCAGGTGCAAATCGTAACACACTCATTGCGGGAGGAATTATGGCAAACACTGCTGAGATATTCAATTTTCCAGTGCCGGATGCGGCACAAAAGGAGCCGCGCGTGGCAGATCTCGATGATGGTTATACGCGCATTGCAAATGAGTTGCTGGAAGCTGTGATGCTGGCCGGATTAACACAGCACCAGCTTCTGGTCTTCCTGGCTGTCATGCGCAAAACATATGGCTTTAATAAAAAACTGGATTGGGTGAGCAACGAGCAACTTTCCGAATTGACCGGGATATTGCCGCACAAGTGTTCTGCTGCAAAAAGCGTTCTGGTAAAGCGTGGGATTCTTATTCAGAGCGGGCGGAATATCGGCATTAATAATGTGGTCAGTGAATGGTCAACATTACCCGAATCAGGTAAGAAAAATAAAGTTTACCTGAAAGAGGTAAATTTACCTGAATCAGGTAAGAAAAGTTTACCCAAATCAGGTAAAGGCGTTTACCCGAATCAGGTAAACACAAAAGACAAACTAACAAAAGACAATATAAAACCTTTTTCGTCCGAGAATTCTGGCGAATCCTCTGACCAGCCAGAAAACGATCTTCCTGTGGTGAAACCGGATGCTGCAATTCAGAGCGGCAGCAAGTGGGGGACAGCAGAAGACCTGACCGCCGCAGAGTGGATGTTTGACATGGTGAAGACTATCGCACCATCAGCCAGAAAACCGAATTTTGCTGGGTGGGCTAACGATATCCGCCTGATGCGTGAACGTGACGGACGTAACCACCGCGACATGTGCGTGCTGTTCCGCTGGGCCTGCCAGGACAACTTCTGGTCCGGTAACGTGCTGAGTCCGGCCAAACTCCGCGACAAGTGGACCCAGCTCGAAATCAACCGGAACAAGCAACAGGCTGGCGTGACAGTCGGCAAACCAAAACTCGACCTGACAAACACTGACTGGATTTACGGGGTGGATCTATGAAAAACATCGCCGCACAGATGGTTAACTTTGACCGTGAGCAGATGCGTCGGATCGCCAACAACATGCCGGAACAGTATGACGAAAAGCCACAGGTACAGCAGGTAGCGCAGATCATCAACGGTGTGTTCAGCCAGTTACTGGCAACTTTCCCGGCGAGCCTGGCTAATCGTGAGCAGAACGAACTGAACGAAATCCGCCGCCAGTGGGTTCTGGCTTTCCGGGAAAACGGGATCACCACAATGGAACAGGTTAACGCAGGAATGCGCGTAGCCCGTCGGCAGAATCGACCATTTCTGCCATCACCCGGGCAGTTTGTTGCATGGTGCCGGGAAGAAGCATCCGTTATCGCCGGACTGCCAAACGTCAGCGAGCTGGTTGATATGGTTTACGAGTATTGCCGGAAGCGAGGCCTGTATCCGGATGCGGAGTCTTATCCGTGGAAATCAAATGCGCACTACTGGCTGGTTACCAACCTGTATCAGAACATGCGGGCCAATGCGCTTACTGATGCGGAATTACGCCGTAAGGCCGCAGATGAGCTTGTCCATATGACTGCGAGAATTAACCGTGGTGAGGCGATCCCTGAACCAGTAAAACAACTTCCTGTCATGGGCGGTAGACCTCTAAATCGTGCACAGGCTCTGGCGAAGATCGCAGAAATCAAAGCTAAGTTCGGACTGAAAGGAGCAAGTGTATGACGGGCAAAGAGGCAATTATTCATTACCTGGGGACGCATAATAGCTTCTGTGCGCCGGACGTTGCCGCGCTAACAGGCGCAACAGTAACCAGCATAAATCAGGCCGCGGCTAAAATGGCACGGGCAGGTCTTCTGGTTATCGAAGGTAAGGTCTGGCGAACGGTGTATTACCGGTTTGCTACCAGGGAAGAACGGGAAGGAAAGATGAGCACGAACCTGATTTTCAAGGAGTGTCGCCAGAGTGCCGCGATGAAACGGGTATTGGCGGTATATGGAGTTAAAAGATGACCATCTACATTACTGAGCTAATAACAGGCCTGCTGGTAATCGCAGGCCTTTTTATTTGGGGGAGAGGGAAGTCATGAAAAAACTAACCTTTGAAATTCGATCTCCAGCACATCAGCAAAACGCTATTCACGCAGTACAGCAAATCCTTCCAGACCCAACCAAACCAATCGTAGTAACCATTCAGGAACGCAACCGCAGCTTAGACCAAAACAGGAAGCTATGGGCCTGCTTAGGTGACGTCTCTCGTCAGGTTGAATGGCATGGTCGCTGGCTGGATGCAGAAAGCTGGAAGTGTGTGTTTACCGCAGCATTAAAGCAGCAGGATGTTGTTCCTAACCTTGCCGGGAATGGCTTTGTGGTAATAGGCCAGTCAACCAGCAGGATGCGTGTAGGCGAATTTGCGGAGCTATTAGAGCTTATACAGGCATTCGGTACAGAGCGTGGCGTTAAGTGGTCAGACGAAGCGAGACTGGCTCTGGAGTGGAAAGCGAGATGGGGAGATCGGGCTGCATGACTATCAAATCAAATACGCCAGCACACGACAAGGACTGCTGGCAAACGCCGCTTTGGCTTTTTGATGCACTGGATATTGAGTTTGGATTCTGGCTGGATTCGGCAGCGAGCGACAAAAATGCTCTGTGTGCTCACTGGCTAACTGAGGCCGACGACGCGCTCAATTCTGAGTGGGTAAGCCACGGTGCAATCTGGAATAACCCACCGTACAGCAATATCAGGCCGTGGGTGGAAAAAGCCGCTGAGCAGTGCATACAACAGCGACAGACGGTAGTTATGCTTGTGCCAGAGGATATGTCAGTCGGATGGTTCAGCAAGGCTCTGGAGAGTGTCGACGAAGTTCGCATTATCACTGATGGACGGATTAATTTTATCGAACCATCGACAGGGCTGGAGAAGAAGGGAAACAGCAAAGGCTCCATGCTGCTGATTTGGCGACCGTTCATCAGTCCTCGACGGATGTTTACTACCGTATCCAAAGCGGCATTGATGGCGATCGGGCAGGGCGTCAGGAGGGCGGCATGAGGCGACAGCGACGAAGTTTCACCGACATCATCTGCGAAAACTGCAAATACCTTCCAACGAAACGCTCCAGAAATAAACGCAAGCCAATCCCAAAAGAATCTGACGTAAAAACCTTCAATTACACAGCTCACCTGTGGGATATCCGGTGGCTAAGATATCGTGCGAGGAAATGACAATGGATTATTCACAGTTAAGTGATTTTGAAATTAACAGAATGGTAGGAGACATAATTTTTAAAGGCCTTTGGGCAAGTAAACCGGAAACATCAGGGAATAACACCAACAAATGGTATTACGGAAATGCTGATACAACTTTTGAGCCATTAAATCATTTGCCTGACTACTGCAATGATCCGAGCGCTTCATGGCCGATTATTGAGAAATACAGGATTTCTATCTTAGACCAGTTAACTGAATGGTGTGTGGATGCAAAAGGCGTAAGCCCAATATTTGATACCAGACCTCTCCGCGCCGCCATTATTGTCTTTCTCCTGATGCAGGAGGCCAATAATGCTTAGCCCATCTCAATCCCTTCAATACCTGAAAGGAAGCATAGAGCGGGCTTCAATGTGCACAGAGTGGATTCTATCTAGGTTTAGCGCATACAGAAGATTGCCGGTAAAGGGCATGCCAAGCAAGTCGATGCTGCATATGCAAAAGAATGCGCGCGGGAAGGTATGGCGAGAACGCAGGTTATCTGGCTGAAAGAGGGGGTAATTAAGGCGTGAATACTTACCACATCACACTACCCTGGCCTCCGAGCAATAATCGCTATTATCGCCATAATCGCGGGCGCACGCACGTCAGCGCAGAGGGGCAGGCATACCGCGATAACGTCGCCCGAATCATTAAAAACGCAATGCTGGATATCGGCCT